AGCCGTCTTCTTAGCCTCGAGTAGAGCTGTCTCATGTCGAAGCTTCTCAACCTCTAGCGCTTCTCTTGTGGAGGCGAGCTTGAGGTAGTGATTAACAGTTGTAGCGGGCGCCGAGCCGTCTCGAAGCTGCTTCTCAGCGAGCTCTAGCGCAAGATTGATCATCTGCGCCTCTCGTTGCTCCACAGTTCGTGCCGGTTTGATCGGTGCCGCGGCCCTTTTACCCATAGTTTGCTCCTTTACTAGAGGGGTTTGGACCCAATTCGAGGTTAGATTCTGGCGATCCCTTAATGAGCGAGACCAGCGGCAGGAAGGAGCACACAAAAACCTACCTAGGACCACCAGAACCTAATCCCGAATTGGGTTTCCAAATATCCCTCCGGGGAAAATATGGAG